ACTTCCTTCATCACACCCACTCTCATCTAAAAAGGGTAATGATGAAATGAAAGCAAGTTTTGTTCGTATAGGTCAATCTGTAAGCTGGTCAATCAATAAGGACCCCGACCCACCTTCAACAGTACATGGTGTTGTAACAAGTGTAAATGGAAAAGACAAAGAAGCCACTATGTTAGTTTGGGCTATTAACGAAGATGGTAGTCATAAAAAGACTGATAGAAAAGTTACTATGCCTATCTCTAAGTTGACTGTTATTAAAGATATCACTAAGTAAATACCACACACTTTATAACCATTTGTTATTATTTCTATATATGCACCTAAATAAATCTGTTAACAGTTTATATAGGAGATACACTCGTGAGTGAAATTAAGAATATCGACTTAGAATTTAAAGCGGACGGTGAAGGTAAAGTTTCTGCTGTATTCTCAGTTTTCAATACATTAGATAGTGATGGAGATGTAGTAATCCCAGAAGCTATCAAATCAGGATTTAAATCAGGTTCAGTGCCAATGGTATGGGCTCATAAATGGGATATGCCAATCGGAAAAGGTGCAATCAAACAAGATGGCGATAAAGCTACTTTTGAAGGTGAATTTTTCATGGACACAGAATCTGGTAAAGAAGCATACAATTTAGTTAAAGCTATGGGAGACCTGCAACAATGGTCTTTTGGTTATAGAGTTAACGATTCAGAAAGAGGTAAATTCAAGAGCGGTGATAAGGATGTTGACGCAAGATACTTAAAAGACCTATCAGTCTACGAAGTATCTCCTGTTCTAGTAGGTGCTAATCAAGACACATACACAATGGCTATTAAATCTAATAAAGAACTATTAGAGGAAATGGCTTCTGAAAAGGGTGTTCTTGGTAATTCTACATTTTTAGAAAATGAAGAGCCTGAAGAAGAGCAAACCGAAGAAGAAAAATCAACTTGCTGTGGTGGAGATAACTGTGCCCCAGCAGTAGCAGAATCATCAGACGAAAAAAGTTATGGTAATTGTGACTATGACAAAACAGGCAAATGTGCCAAAGATATGAAAAAGTCTGATGATATAGAGAATTCAGAGGAAGTTTCTAAAACTTTCTCAGATGAGGTCAAAGACGTGCTTGCTGCGTTACATGACTTGATGACACGAACTAACGCCATTGCGATGTTACGTGCCAAAGACGGAAGGAAATTAGGAGTCAAAGCCACTGAAGCATTAAGGGCTGTTCAAGAAGACTTGTCAGATGCATGGACAGAAATTGACCAATTCATCGAACAAGTTGGAACCGAAGGTGCTTTAGAACAAGACTTAGAGGACGAACAAGCTGAAGATATTGAAGATGTTGTAGAAGAACCAACAGATTTAGTAGACACTGAAGAAGTAGCTGTTGAAGCTGAACCAGAAGATGAGGTAGAGAAACCTGCTGAAGAATCTGATGAAGCTGAAGTTACTGAAGAAGTTCCAGTAGATAACACAGAATCAGTCGAAAATGATGAGCTTGACGACGAAGTGTGGATAGAGAGCCAAAGATTAATAGCAGACGCTATTGATGTAGAAGCTCAAAACGACGAAGTATAAGTATATCTAATAGGAGATAATTACAGTGAGTAAAGTAGAAGAGCTTAGAGGAAATATCGCTAAGTCACGTGAAGAACTTAAATCTGTATTTGATGCTCCAGCTGAAGAAGGCAAGTACTCTCATGACCAAAAAGAGAAAATTAAAGGTCTAAATGATGAGCTTGCTGGTTCATTAGACGAGCTAAAGATTGAAGAATCTAAAGCTGCTAATGAAAAAGCTATGGAAGTTAGCAACGAAGTTGTTAATGAACTTCCTGTAGCCGAAGAAGCTCCAGCTGGTATCAAGTCAATAGGTGAGCAATTCACAAACACTGACGCTTATAATAAATATATGAGCAATGGTGTTAAAGGCGTAGATTCTCAAGCAGAATTTAAAACAACATTAAATACCACAGGTTATCCACCAGAGTCATTAAGAGCACCTGGAATATTAGAGACCGCTTTAAGAGACCCAAATGCAATAATTGGATTGTTTGACCAAATCAATACAGACCAAAATGCATATGTATATCTTGAAGAGACAACATTCACAAACAATGCAGCTGAAATTGCAGAAGCAGGAGACATCTCCTCTGCAGGCGAAGGTGCATTGGCATTTACAGAAAGAACAGAAAGCATTCGTAAGATTGCTACTTTCTTGCCTGTAACTGATGAATTGTTGGCTGACGTTTCTGGTATCCAAGGATATGTTAATTCACGTCTCACCACAATGATGAGATTAAGAATGGACAACCAATTACTAAACGGTAATGGTTCAGCTCCAAACTTGACTGGTGTATTATCAAAATCTGGTATTAACACATTTGACTATTCTTCATTCAGTGGAGAATTGAACAGACTTGGACAAGTGTATCAAGCAATTACTGAAATCAGAAAAGACTCTTTCGTAGAGCCTGATGCAGTTGTTATGCACCCAAGTGACTGGTATCAAATCGTTACAGCAGTAACAGACCAAGCAGGAACCTCCTCAGCAGGTTATGCAAGCAAAAACCCATTAATAGTCGCCGCTGGTGGCTTTGGTGGAGACGTTGCTGCAAGACTCTGGGGTCTTAAAGTAGTTCCAAGCACAGCAATCGCAGAAGGTACCGCATTAGTCGGTAAATTCGGTGGTGGCGATGCTGCTCAAATTGTCATGAAGCAAGGTGTAGACCTAGCTGTATCTGACAGCCATAGTGACTTCTTTGCGAAGAATCAACTAGCTATCAGATTAACCATGAGAATGGGCTTTGTGGTCTATAAACCAACAGCTTTCTGTTCTATAACAAACTTCTAAGTTTGATTTAGACGATAGTTTAATGATAAGGGCTTCTTCGGAAGCCCTTTTCTAATACCAACAATTTTTATTTTATAAGTTAGGATTAATCATTATGTATACAATTCCAGAAAAGAACATTTATAAGCTACCTGATGGAAAGTTATGGGAAGGTGACGCAGTTGATGTGCCATATTCTCAAGCAGACCTAATTGCTAAAGCTGGTAAAGAATACCCTACTGATTGGCTCAAAGAGCAAGGTTGGGGTAAAAAAGCTAAAGCTGAGAAGAAAGCTCCAGCTAAAAAAGCTGAGAAAAAAGCTCCAGCTAAAAAGGCTCCAGCCGAAAAAGCAGTTAAAAAATCAGACGTAGAAGATAAAGCAGTTAAAAAAGACGTCGAAGACAAGTAGGAGGTCTAAATGGCTTTCTCAACGGCAGCTGACGTAGAGTCTTATACCCAAATAGACTTTGACTCAAGCATAGAGACTCATTTAACTAACAATCTTATACCTTTCGTTGATGCCGCTATAAATCAATATGTCGGTTATAACCTTTCATACGGTACTAAGACTGAGACATTTACTGGCGACCAAACACACGAAATATTTTTAAGACATCTACCTATACATTCTATTACATCTGTAGTGGAAGATGATACAACATTAACAGAAGGTAATTCTTCTGATTTTGTTTTTTATGATAGTGGTAGATTAAGAAGATTAGGTAAAAGATGGTCTTATGCTAAAGAACAGAACATTGTAGTAACTTATGTATCTGGGTACACAGCATTTAATGGTGGAGTATCAACTGATTTACCAATACAAATAAAAATGGTTTCTGCAAGAGCTGCTGCAAGAATACTAGAAAACACTTTATCAGTATCATCACAACAAGAACCTGGAGAAATATCCGCACAAGGTTCTTCGACTGCTGGTAACTTTAATTTAGCAATGTCAGAAAGAATAGGTGATTATTCAGCTGATTACGGAGTAGGTGTTGATGCACTATCGACAGCACCATTAACTCAATCAGATATGAATCTATTGTCACCCTATAGAAAGTCCTACTTTGTGTAATGCCTAATAAGCAGACCCCATCAATAGAAGAGGCAAAAGAATTATTTAAAGCTAACCCTCATTACAAGTTAAAAGACTTTGCTAATGATTGGGGTGTCTCTATAGAACGTGTAAGGCAAATTAAAAAAGAAGCAGGTATAGTTCCAATGTCAGAAATAGATTTAAGTATTGTCGAAATAATTTTAGAGAGAATAAGAAACGGTGAAGCAACTTTGACTAATCGTGAGCTATATAAAGGATTACCAGTAGGTTACGACAGATTTAGAACATGGATGATGAAAGATTCTAGTATTAAAGAACAATGTGATTTAGCTAGAGAGGAATACTTATCTACTGATAAAGTAGAAAAGAAATGCTACAAATGTGAGATTATAAAACCCATAGATACATTTAATAGAAGTCAAAAGTATCAAGATGGATTCAATAGATATTGTATGATTTGTCAGGAACAGATTATAGAAGAAAAAGATGATGTTAAAAGAAAGACTTGTTTTATGTGCAAGCAATCTCTATCAGTAAAATCTTTTAACAAAAATAGAACTATGAAAGACGGATATTCTTTATTTTGTAAGAATTGTCAAAGAAAAGAACGTAGGTCTAAGAGAAGACTAAATAACTTAACTTCCTAATCTAACTGCTAGATTTATAGTATGGCAGGCTCATATCCCGAACGTTTATTAATACACAGAATTTCTATTCAAAGAACTGTTGGTGCTAATTATGACACTCGTGGTTTAGATTCAGATGTATGGACTAATGTAGCTACTAATGTACCTACTCGTATGGTCTTTGGTAATGAAACAGAAAGTAGAGATGGTAGAAATACTGTCGTGCAAAACTGGTCAGCATACTTTACTGGTACAGTAGATTTAAAGTCATCTGATAGAATTTATTGGGATGATGAAGACCAATATTTTGAAATTAGTAGTGTAAGGAAAAGTCACAATCGAGTAGGCAGATTATTCTCAGTAACAGCTGAACTTATTTATTTCGAATAATGCCTAATATATCAACCAAAAGTGTTGCTGGTCAGTTTGGTGAAGAAACTAAGGTAATAACAAAAAAGACCTACGTATCTGAAGGTCGTAAAGATGTCCTCTTATCGAGAAAACAAGAAGCCACAGCTTTCAGTGTTCTAAGATATTATAACTGGTCAAAGTCATTTGGAATGAAAACTCAGTTTCTTAGTAACATGTCCAATGCATCATATGGTATATTACAAACTTTAAATACAGTTTCTGCTTTCGCAACTTCTGATAGTTTAGTTCGTTCTATTGCTGCTCGTTATGGTTGGGTTGTAGCTGGTAGAGCTTTTGGTAGAGTGCAAGGTAAAGTTTTACCACAGGGTGGAGGACCTTTTGGTAGGTTTGCACGTGTTAAAGGTGGTCAGTTTTCAAGAAAAGTATTAGGTAATTTTATGAATTACTTTACTACAACGACTATGGAATTTGAAAATGTAGCTGGTACTCAAAGAAAAATAATGAAGCAATTGCAAACTGCTGGAAGTATAGGACCAACTTGGGCTGGTATGGCACTAGCTGAAGCTATAACTGGAGCACCTGACCCTTATGCTACACAGGCTAGAAAAGTTATGAAAGGTGGTAGGGAAAGAACAATGAAAAGAGATGCGGGTTTTGCCTCAGATGCAGAAGCAGGTAAGACAGATTCGTATTTAAGTAAAAGAGCAGACATATTACAAAATATGGGTTCTGCTGGTATGAGTGCTCCTGAAATGACATATTTAATAAAAGCAATGGAACAAGGTGGCGACCCTGACGACATAATGAAAAAATATAATGCCCTTAGTTCAGACATAATGAATACTTTGAATAAACACTCAAAACTAGGAGCTGGTGGAACTACAGGTCACAAAGGACAACGTGCAAGGTTTATTCAGCAAGACATGACTGACAGTATGGGTAGACCTGTCATGGAAACAGCTTCCAATATTACTGGATATGATGATTCAGGTACTCTTGGATTTGGAAGTCATTATCTACAAAATCAGTTTAATGATGGTACTGGTGGAGGTCCTAGTTTTTATCCTAAAGCAAATAAAGAAGAATCTGTAATCAGAGGTGGTAAAGCTTCTGTAATTGAATATTCCACTACAGATGATACATTTGGTAGTTATACACAATTTAACGAAGATGCCACTCAAGTACAACAACAAAGAGTAAATGAGATACTTTCTGAAGCGTTAGGTGTAGATTTATACAAAGGACCTCAACAAATATTTGAAAGTTTTTTTGGTGGCTCTAGTACTCAAATGGGTCCTAGTGAAATGAAGTATGGTAAAGATTCTAAGAAAACAAGTTACCAAAAAATTATTGACCCAAAAACTGGTAAGTATGCAGGAAGTAAAGAAGTTGTTACTGGTGGTACTATAAAAGATAAGACTGGAGAATACAGTCAAGTAAGCAATCAGTTAGACCATACTAATTATAGACTTGTTCGTTCTTCTAGTAATCCCAAAGAGCATAACTATATTGCTTCACGACCTGATATTATTAAAGGTTTAAGAATGATAGATGCTAAAAATCTTCACAAGAAAAATCCAAAAGGTGGATTCTTAGCTTACGGTATAGAGCTTTATCAACATAAAGGTCTTAGAGATGTTGAACAAATAGAATATGGTGGTCCAGCTACTGACTTGTCAAGAAGTTTAAGAAACAGAACAGATAGATATGTATATGCTAGAAGTATGTTTGTTCATCAAGCAGCACAAAAAGCTGCTAACAAATTAGGTTTAGATGCAGACTTAAAATTTTCAAACCGTAAAGCAGACGTTATGGGAACTCTGAGGCAACGTCAGACTAAAGCTATTGCTCAATATCAAAAAGATAAAAATCAGCATACTTCTACGAAAGGTGGATTTACATTATTAGTAGATAAGAGAGTAAGGGAAATACTTAAAGAAGATTTAAAACGAGCCAGAAGTCCAAGGGTTGTAGACGGTAATAAGCTTAAATTTAATGATATGAAAGTATCCGATAATTTAATTCAAGCTGGAGAATACAATAGCCTCAGAAAAGGTGCTAACACTGTTTACTTCACTGATGATGCAGGAAATAGATTATCACATACTCTAAGTCCTAAAGATTATCCACCAGAATTTTTAAATGAATTTGATAAGTTAAGAGAAGATTTAAAAAAGAATTTCACAAGTGTATCTGGAGATATGCCTTTATCTGATGAATATTACTTATCAGGTGCTTTTGCTAGGTCTGATGCTCGAAGAAGACAAGCAGGTATTTTAAGTGATGACTTAGGTAGAAACGAATTTGGAAACAGAAGACAGCTTACACCTACTCAATTAAGAAGACAAAACTTTAGAGTTAGGGGTGGTGTTTATACTGAAGATGACATTTTGAGCCAAGCACTTGCTGAAACAGCAGAAGAATTATTTCCAGAATATTTGTCAGAACTTTCTGTTATACAAAAAGGAATTGAAGACAAGATAAAGATTAAAGTTGAACAAGGTCAAGCTGCAATCAAAAAACAAAAACTTAAAGGTGAAGCAAAACGTAGGGCATATAACGACTTAGAATTTGAAGCAGACCAAATGTACGAGAAGGGATATCAAGATGCTGTTACACAAGCAAATGCTAAAGTTCTCGGTAATTTAAATGCTACTCATCCTGTAGTAAGAGAAAAACTAGATGATATAAACAAGCAGATTGAAGGTGTTATTAGAGGTTCTGGTAACAGGAATCTAAATCAATTCAAAATGGCACCTATCATGATTCAATCTAAATATACCCAATACCACAATGCATTAATGAAAGGTGATGGAGCAGTAGCTAAAGACATACTTAATGAGTTGACCGACGATGGAAAAATTAAATTAAAAGCAGTTGAAAATCATTTAGGATACAGAATGGAAATGATTGGTAACCAGGCAAATGGTAATCCTATTTATAGAAGAGTTCCATTATCAGAGAGTAATAATTATCAAACTGAGGTAGAAGTTTTTAAGGGAACCCCTTATAGAGAAGCAACTGCGATTGTTAACGGTAAAGAAGTAAAATACAAGATTAGAGTAGATGAAGACGACCCAGGTGTCAAAAATTATAGAGATTTAGAAAGAAACCAAAAAAAAGGTAACGCTGGTTTAAATGATATAGGTGGTGTTGGTTCAAACATAAACAAAAGCAAATCAAATAAATTTGGCGACCCAACAGGACAACAAGCTTTAAAGGAATTAAAAAAAGGTGATTATAGATTGTTTGGTGGTATTGGTAATGCAACTGACATATCTTCTGAGAAACTTCTTGAAGGAGTAGATAGTATGTTAGACAGTCCTCAATCTAAAGACCTCATGCGTGCTTATAAGGATGTACGAAGTCATGTTATAGTAAACGGCTCAGGAACAATAATAGGAGGTTTATATGGTGGTGAAGGTCAATTTGAATCTATTGCAGGTGGTCAGACTGGAAAAGCAACTCCTAAGTTTAAAAAAGCTTTAACAAGAATTAGTTCACTTAGTTATAGTGATGAGGAAATGTTTACCCTTCTACACCTATTCCTAGCAGTAGAGGAGAATCAAGAAGTTAAAAAGGAACTAATTGCCGTATTTGACCCAACAACTGATTATGGGAAACTAGCTACAGGTCAAAGTGCTAGAAGAAAAGGACATGCATTAGGTGAGAGATTTGGTGGTGGGTCTAGGGTTTTAGATTCATTTATGATAGAACAAATGAAAGCAGTGCTAAGAACTAATTCAAACAAAAGTAAGATAGATTTATTTTCTCTTGTAAGAGTTAGATTAAGGTAATAACCTAAACTTTCTTTAAATAAGTTAGTATGAAAATATGCCAAATACATTAGATACAGGTCAAAAAGCACCACCTGACGCAGAAATTATATTGCGTAAATGGGCTATGGGACAATCTGCTATTACTGACATTGTTGGACAAAATATAGCTACTAGATTACCTAGGGAAGCAGCACTACCTTTTTTAACTTTATATAGAGCAGGTGGACAATTAGTAAATCCTATGTCAGAAGTACACATGCAAGCAGCTCTAATGCCTATGGATTGTTTTGCTGGTAAATGGGGAGGGTCAGCTAACACTGGTACTCCTGATTATGGAAAAGCATATGAACTTTCAAATGCCGTGATTCAGTCAGCTTTCAACTATAGTAATGGGTATATAACATCTGATGATGCTACTCCGTTAAGAGCGAAGATTTACGGGTTTCAAATAATGCAGATGCCTACCAGAGTAGAAGAAACTGCCACTGGATTAGGTAGGTACTCAATAGCATTGAGTATGATGTACAGAGCAGTATAGGAGATTTTATGTTTGGAAAAGAAGATAAAGTTAAAATTAAAGTAAAGCTTAATCCTTTGTTCACACAGAACAAAGCAAAAGACGTTGTGACTGGCATTATGTTCAGTCAAAACGAATGGGTGGAAATTGAGTCCTCAGACTGGAATAGACTGAAGGATAAGACTTGGACACTAGCTGGAAAAGCCTATCCTTTACTTATTGAAGTTGATGAGGAAGTCGCTGAAGAAGAAGACAATGATGCTTCAGATGACTATGTGGGTAAAGACATTGAAGACTTTGCCAAAAATGGCAGTGTCTTGCAAGATACTGAAGTAGAAGAAGAATAATTAGGAGATAATTATGCCAAGTACAAATGGTACAATATCTGAAGTTATTGTCGGAACTGGTGTACTTTATGTTGCAGCAATCGGTAATGATGGTAATGCATCTGGCGATTACGTAGCATTCCCAACAGACGACGGTGCAAATGCATGGGCTGACCCTGCATCTGGCTGGCTTGACGTTGGATATTCAGAAGACGGTTGGACTCTTGAAATGGATAAAACATTTGAAGACATAATGGTTGCTGAAGAAATAGACCCAATTGCTACTTTCAAGACTGCTCAAGAAGTTAGATTAACTGGTGAACTTGCACAAGCTTCACAAGCTAACATTCAAGTAGCTCTTGGTGGTGGAACAATAACAACTGGTGACGGTTCAAATGGTTATGTCTCAGGATATAACGCAATTTTGCCACCTTCAACAGATGACTTTGATGAGAAATCATTACTGTTAATTGTTGACGGACCTAATGGTGCTGATAGACATGTAGAAATTCCACGTTCTATAAACGTTGGAGCTTTCTCAATGGCTCATCAAAAAGCCCCACAAAAAGTTGTTATAGGAATTGAGTTTAAGGTACTTAAACCAAAATCCGTGTCACAATACACAGACTTATTCAGAATCATTGATAATACAAATGACTCTGAAGTGTTTGACATTAACTAAGATAGTTAAAATTAAATAATAATGATTATGATTGGAGGTCGGCGTGGCTGACAAAAGATACAAAGACTTTGATTCTGCAACAAAAGAATCAGAGAAAGAACCTATTCAGGTTAAATTAAACGAAAAAATATATACATTTCCCCCTGCACTACCTGCTAGAACTGTTTTAGCACAAATGCGTTGGATGGATGAAACAGGAGCAATGCCTACAGCAGCTGTACCAGAGTGGTTGTCATCAATAGTTGGTGAAGAAACAATGGAAGAAATTCTTGACGAAGGTGCCACATGGACACAGTTAGAAGAATTGTTACAGTATTTGTTACAAGAATATCAGATAGTTCAAGACGTAGACGAAGAAGTCGAAGTCGAACCTGAAGAAGGCGAAGACGATACCCCAAAATAACTTTTGAGACTATCGAGATAATTTATCGTTGGTCTCAAATAGAAGCAGATTTTCAAAGACACTATTCTATAGAAGACGCAGGTATAATAACCTGGAGACGGTTCATGGTGTTACTTGTGAATCTTCCTGTAGATGAATCCGTATTTTATGCTCCATTTTTTAGTGCAGCACAAGAAGGTACTTCTTATAAATCTAAAGAAGGAACGGAACCACCTAAAGGTTGGGTCAAAACAGAACTTGATAGAATTCGAGGACGTAACAGACCAAGAAAGCAATTATCAGTTGAACAGTTTGTAAAGGAGAGCAAGCGACAAGGTAAAACGAGATAGGATATGGCTAAAGACGCATCGATAAAGGTGATGCTGGAGTTCCAATCGAACAACAGCTCTCTCTCAAAAGCAACTAAAGGTATAGCAAATGAATTAAGTGGTCTTCAAAGAAAGACTGCAACTGTTGCTTCCTCAATGGCGTCCTTCGTACCAGCATTCGCCGCTGTTGGTGCCTCAGCATTCGCCGCTTTCTCATTCGCTGGTAGAGCAGCAGTACAATTTGAAGATTCATTTGCAGGCGTAAGAAAAACATTAACATTCACAGGAAGTGCTGCAAAGGCACAAGAAGCAAACTTTAAATCCCTATCTAAAAATTTAGTTGACCTTTCTAGGACTACACCAATGGCTGCTACTGAGTTAGCAAAAATTGGAGAGATTGGTGGTCAGTTAGGTATATCTGCTGGTGCTATAACAAACTTTACAAAAACTATTTCTCAATTAACTGTTGCTACAACTATGTCAGCAGAAGAAGCATCATTTGCTTTATCAAGGCTTGCAGCGATTACAAGATTACCTGAAAGAAACTTAGGTAACTTAGCGTCTGTATTAGTTAGATTAGGTAACGAATTTGCTGCTACAGAATCTGAAATAGTTAACACAGCTATGAAGATTGCTTCTGCTTTAGAAGTTCTTGAATCATCTACATCAAACACTGCTGCTGACTCTTTAGCTTTAGCAGCTGCTTTGAAACAGGTAGGTCAGCAAACACAAGCTGGTTCTACTGCTGTTGCAAGGTCATTAGACATTATGGCTACATCTGTAATGGAAGGTGGTAGAGAGCTATCTATATTTGCAAAAGTATCAGGAATGACATCAGAGTCATTTGCAAAATTAGCACAAGCTGCACCTGCCCAAGCTTTCGTTGCATTCTTAGATGGATTACAACAAGTAGGTAACGCTGGTGCAAACACAGTTCAATTATTAGAAGAATTAGGATTAGGTCAGCAAAGAACACTTAGAGCTTTACGTTCTATGGCTCTTGCTTCTGATGATGTAAGAGAAGCTATGAAATCTGCAAATGAAGAGTTTGCAGTTAATAATGCTCTTCAAACTGAGGCAGAAAAAAGATATGAAACTGTTGTATCTCAATTAGGAATTTTAAGAAACAATGTAAATGCATTAGGTATTGAAGTTGGAAATAATACTCTTGGTCCTATTAATTCATTAGTTAGTATGCTCACCACAATTACTGGTGGTACTACAACTCGAAATCTAAGAAACATAGCTGCTGGATTTACTGCAACTGCAGTAGCTATAAACCTTGTAGTCGCATCACTTAAAAAAATGACACAATTAAATCAAGTGGCTATGAGTGCTGGAATGATGGGTAGTGGCGTAGATAATAAAATTAGATTAATGAACGATGGTCTTCGTGGTGCTGGCGAAAGAAACAATTTTGCAAATGCAGCTATGCTAATGAGCTCTGACCAACAGCAAATTGGTTTGAATAGGGAAAGCTATTTAGCACAACAAGCATCTTTAGGAAGAAACACAGCTGGTATGACAAACATACTTGATGCAGCACAAATCCAAGGTATAGATGTTTTTGATAGTGCTGAAAATAAAAGACTTCTTGATAGATTTGGAGGTCAACTACCAACTGGCGACCCTTCTGAGCTTACTATGATGGGTGATGATGGTGTCGAACAACAATTAGGTGCAAGAGACCAGGACAGAATACGATTATTGCAAGCTATTAATCAAGAGGAACAAAAAAATATTACCATAAGTAAAAAGCAACTTGAATTAGAAGAACGACGTAATCAGATTCTTACTAAGATTGCTGCACTAGAAGATAAAATTGGTAACGAAAAAGGTCAGGCTACTGCTGCTACGGCTAAAAGTAATTCACAGAAAGCTATAGACGCACAAGCAGGAATGAATAGAGCCGCAACTGGTGCTGGTAGTGACGAGGCAATAGAGTTCATGACAAAAAATAATGAAATAGAAGAATTTGATAACTTGAGGCAAGATGCTCGCTTAATGGCTAAGGAATTTGAAAAACTAGAAGAGCAGGAACGACAATTAAATGCCATGACTGATAAAACTTCAACAGAGTTTAGAGAGTTAACTAAGAGTATTGACAAAACAAAAAAAGGCATGCGAGCCCAAGAGAAAGAACTCAAGCAAAACCAAAAAGGTTTACAAGGCTATCACAACGAATTGCAAATTATGAATCAAGAAATGCTCGAAACGGTTCAAAATTTCAACAAGCAGGGTGATGCTGCTAAAAAAGCAGAACCTGCTGTTAAAGATAGTATTAACGGAATGGAAGTTTCTGTAAATTCTCTTAATAGAGAACTCCAAGAAACTGACGTTCTTTTAGAAAAAGTTGCAGTTAAGGAAGCTAGAACTAGATTAGTACCTAACACCCAAAGTATTGGTGATACTGGTAGTAAGCAAACAGGGTTAATGAGAAGTAGCTTTGGTAGAACTGCCAGAGAGATTGGTCCTGTAATTAAAGGTCTAGCAGGTCTTAGTGCAGAACAAGCAAAAACTACTACAACAACTAGAGCCTTAATTAAAGCTTTATTTATGAAACGTAAAGCTCTTATGGCAAACAAAGAAGCTATGCTATCTTCAGCACAAGGCTCACAAGCATTTAAAGTTGCTACTCAGAGTTTAGGTGCAGCCATAATGGGTCTTAAAGCAGCTTTAATGTCATTAGTTTCAATGATGGGAGTAATGATTGCGAGTACACTTATATTTTCTTATCTCATGAAAATGTGGGAAAACGCTAAAAAAACATCTCAAGCTATTAGAGAAATTGGTGACGAAATTAAAGCAGTCATTGATTTACAAGACCAATTGACATTTAGTGGACTACAAAGAGACATGATACAAAATGCTTTAGATGAGGAACTACAAAGAGCTACTCCTGACCAGGGATTAATAGACACTTACACGCAGCAATTAATTGATATGGATAAAGGTATTGCTCAAGCGGCTTTCAATATTGACAAATCAACTGCTGAGTTAGGAAAAAGTCTAACACTAGATACTAAAGAAAGTGGTATAAATGTAGAAGCTAGGTTAGAGGCAATTAATAAAGCATTGGGAACTACTTTTGACCTTGAAGAATATTTCATAATGGTTGGAAGACAAATACAAGATTTTGAAAATAGTACAACTAATTCCTTATTGACAGCAGTTCAGAACTTTGAAGAAACACAACAGGAATTGAGTGACTTAGAAGCTCAGCCAATAAAATCTGGTGCTGAAAGAGAGCGAATGCAATTATTAAAAGATGAACTCGCTGCTGGAAAATTACTCAAAGAGTTTGCAAGCTCAGCTGGTGATGATTTTGAAGGTATTATCGAAAGTATTGGCGATGGTTTTGGAATATTTCAAGACTCTTTTACAGGTAGTTTGATACTTGATTCAGATACACTTAACGACCAAGTTAAAAATATTGGATTGCAATATGAAGTAGTTACTAGAGGTACTGAAGAGTTTGTAGAAGTATTTAGGCAAAGACAAAAACAGTTTACAACTTCGTATGGTGAAGTAGTAACTGAGATGGAAAAATTTCCTTTGTTTTCTATGTTGAAAAAAGATTTAGATGATGCAGATATAGAAAATGCATTAGAGCAATTAAATGGATATATCCTATTAGGAGAAGTTACAAGAAGGCAAGGAGTAGGAAATGTAGATAGTTTAGGAGATGCTAATTCAACCTTTATAAAAATGCAAAACGAAGGTTTAATTAAACAAATGAACTTCCTAAAGCAAAATGGCGTAATGATGCAAGACATAGACCCTATAAAAGATAGGGATAGAGCCATTAGAGAAGTTTCAAATGCAAGTAGAGTTTATCAACAACAACAAATAGCACAAGCACAAGCAAGTGCTCAATCACTTGGAATACTTGAGTTCCAAATGACTAAATTTGAAAGAGCCTTAAACGAATCACTTAAAAGAGCTTCTGGTAACCTAGCAACTGTTTTTGGTGGTATGCCTGAAACTATACGTAAGAGTGTTGACAGGATGCTTGAAGAAATGGTCATTAAAGAAGCTAGACTTAAAAATTTCCAAAACGATGTTAAAAGACTTTCTTCTATTGCACCTATGCTTGCAAAAGATATAGCAGAGCAAGGTTTAGCTGCTGAAGAAATATTAGATGATTTACTCAAAGACCCAGTTGCAGCATTCACACTTGAAGCTTCTATGACTAGAATTGCTCCATTTAAAGCTGAAGACTTAGGTATTAGTGAGCAAGAAATTGAAAAAATGCAACAGTCTGGTTTAATTCTGGGTGAAAACGCATCTAAAGGTATCATCATGGGAATACAAAATAACAGTAAAGAACTTGAAGAAGTATTTGTTGGAACAATGAAAAATGCTATTGATGCTACTAGATATTACATTAAAGAAGGTTCTCCTTCTAAATTAACAGCTGAAGTACTTGGTGAGCCATTAGCACAAGGTATTGCTTTAGGTATTTTCAGAGAAGATGGAACAATCAAAGAAGCACTTACAACTGTAATTAGTGATGCAATAGCAGAGGGTCAAGTATTATTGATGACTATACCAGAAGCAGTTAGTAGTCTTACTAAAGCTTTAAATATGATGTTTGCTGTTACAGGTGCTCAAAGAGGTGTAACTGCTGCAAACTTTGCTGTACAGAAGTCTGAACAGTCTTTAATGGCTACTAGAAGAAAGAATGCTACATTAAGTGAAAGAATACTTAAAAATCAAATATCTTTACAAAAAGCTGAATTAGAGGGACGTAAGAACAATATCACTATGACTGAAGAATTAAACATTCTTCAACAAAAAATATCTATAGACCAGATGAAAAAAGATATGAGTGGTAAGAAATCTGCTTCTGAGCGTAAAGCAATTGCTGATGCTGAAAAAGAATTAGAAGAATTAAGGCTTGCAGCCGAAGCAGGTATTGTTGATTCTTTAGATGTTGAGATAGCTGAAGAAAAATTAGCTGAACTTAAAGGTACAAATAAAACTATTGAAGAACAACGTGTAGAGATATTAAAACTTGCTGAAGCAGAGAAGTCACTACAGCAGACCGAGAAAGAAGCTAGAGAGATTGACCAAGAATTGATTGCCTTGAGAGAAGAGAACATAGCACTTCTTGATGAAGCTGCTAACTCAAGTTTTGAACTACAAACTGCTTATGACAACCTTGACGCCTCTACTGAAAATGTTTTTACATCTGAAATGAAATATGCAGATGCTAGAGATAAGTTTGCAGACTTTGCTAAAAGCTCACCAGAATTATTTAACGCCTTAGTAGATGGATATGGTGGAGTTGGAAGCACTATAGATTTAATAAAACAAAAAACAGATTTATTCGTATCTACAACAGAAACTGGTGCTGATAGAGCTATTAGAGCAATCAGAGAAATAGTTACAGAAGCTAATGCAGCTTTTGCTCATGTACAGTCATTAGACTTACTTGGAAATACTTCTTTTGATTCTGCACCAGATGATGCAATGAACAGAAGAAATACAGTAGGAAGAGCTGAGGAATTTAATCAACTATTTGAAGGTAGTGCTTTAGAACCTTTCCTAGAATTTTTTAGAAAGGGTAGTGCTAAGGCAAATTCCGCAACTCAATTAGGAAAAACTTCTGGTAACGATAGAAGTGTATTTACAGATTTTGATGACTACACAGCTAGTCAAAATGCATTAAGACGTGTGCAACAAGGTCAAGATATTACATTTTCTGATTACAACAGAGCTTTGCAATCATTCTTAGGCGTTGCAACAAACTTAGACAGTGCGGGACAAATAAACTTTTCACAAAGCCAAATAGAAAATCTAGGTATTGCAGATACTTCTTCTTTGGCAATAGCAGAAGGTAGTGGGTCTAACCAAAATTATGGTTCTACTGTACTTGGAACTACTGGATTTGGATTAGGAGATACTGGAGATTTATCAAGATTATCTGATAAAGAAAAAGTTACTTACGATTACGTAAAGGATGACAGTCTAGGAATTAATCAGAACACATATAACCTAAGAAATAGACAAAATGTAATAGACATGTATAACCGAGCTACTGGTAATAATACAGGAAGTTTGGAAGAAGTCTTAGAATATTTTGGAATGGATGGAATACCTCAAGTTACAGCAGGTGTAAACAAAGGTAAACGTTTTCATCCTAAAACTGGTCTTGAAATATCAGGAAGCATGGACCAGGACTTAATATATAAAGAAGCTTTACAAAATAATAATGTGGCATATTTTGATGACCTTTATATGAAAGCTCGTGGTTTGCTTGATGGATTAGGTCAGAAAAAATATCAGTATATATTAAAAAGAAAATATGGTGGTGGTATGAAGCCATTCCAAAGAGCACTTGTTGGTGAGTATGGACCAGAAATGGTTACTGCTTTACCTCAAGGTGGATTAAGAGTAACACCTGAAGGTTCTGAAAGAAGTGGTAGTATTACTGTAGGTAGTCTTAATGTAAATGTAACTGGTGTACCTACTGACCCATTGCAAGCTAGAAAAGCAGCAGTTCAAATACAAAAAGCATTAGTAAATCTTGAAAAGGAAGGCGTTTCAGGAACAGGATTGTCGAGGAGATAATGGCTCACAAAGTACATATAGGTAGATTGTCTTTTACATCACCTGGTTCATTAAGTTTTGAATCTGGAGATGGTGGTAGAAGTTTAAGCATCTCAGGTAAAATGGGTGGAGAAGAAGTCACCTTAGAACACATAAAATATATTAGAGACGAATTAGTTTCTTTAGCTTCATATGGTTTAACAGTTCCCTTTAGATATGATGGAGACTCAACATATGATGGATATGTAAAAGTTAACTCATCTAATATACAAACTAAAAGATACCAACGTGGTGGTTTTTCTTATAGTGTAGAATTTGAATATTTAGGTAGGTCTGGTGAAGTAGTTTTTGAATCACGATTCACTGGTGCCTTACTAGACAATGACCATAGTGTAACTAGCACTACTAACCAATTTCATGCCTCACCTGGTGACCATTACAATTATTATCACCCAAGTGAACCAACAGATGGTACAAGGTTAGCAAAAGACGAGACAAGCACTGCTACTGGTGCAAATACAACTCTTAGACTTAAAACAGATAACAATTTAAGAACTGCTAATGCTCAGTACCATGTAGAACCAGAAGACTTTTATAAAGGAGCTTGTTTAATAAAAACAGGAACTTATTATAAAGGTTTTACTTCTAGTGCTAATGTACAAACTCTTACTGACACAGGTGAAGAAATAAGATGTGGTTTATTCTCTAATAACAAACCTGGAAGTCTTTCTTTAGAAAATGGATTAGTAAAGGTAGAATTTAGCCCCTCATCAACTCAAGCTTTGTTTAATACTTATATATATGATGTTGCAGATTATCAGTCTAGTAAAACATGGGCTTTTACTAGAGGAACACCTTCTGGAACTGACCACCTTTCTACTAATTGGCTTGGTTGGAGAACTATGCAAATACTTAAAAATCACCCTGAATGTGCAACTGTAAGATGTACTACTTATCTAAATGCTGACAGCAAAGATGGTAGGTTAGTAGTAGATTTTACACTAAGACGTGGTGCTCATCATGTTTCAATAGTAGCTAATCAATTTACTTCAAGTAGGTTTAATTTATCACTATCTACATATTCTGGAACTGATGCAGCAACAGGAACTGGATACATAATAGATAATACTGCTTCTCCTGAAGATGGAAATAAATGGATACTAGGTAGTCCTGATAGTGCTTCATCATCTTTATTATTTGATACAGGTAGAGAAATGATGTATAAAAATGGCTCTCAAATGAAAGCATTTATTGGTTATGAATTAGCACAAGAGGATACATCTATTAACTCAGCAGACACTGCTACCTCCGTTAGAGACCAATACTTTGACAATGTTTATGAATATCAAAAGCTGGTGAAATCCTAATGGCAGTAACAGAAAAGTTAATGGCTCAGGGTTCATTCAGTGTACAACTAGATTACAACAAGCTACCTAACTCAGTTTTAAATAGCGTTGATGCTTGGGACCAAATAGTAATTGTTCCTTCAAGAGTTACTGAAGATGAATTAAATGACTCAGCTATGTTAACTTCAGCTGAATATGTTGGTGTCATAAAAACACTAGGTTTAGGAGATGACGCTGTAGAAATAACAGGAGCAGGTTTAGGTACATATTTAGGTGATGGTGGTAGTCGTGGTATGCCTATATCTGACCAAGGCGACATATCTAATATGAGAAGTTATGAAAATAAATCTTTAGAGTATGTTTTAGATAACAAAGATGGAACACCATACGGAATACTTAGAGATGGAAGAGACGCTGGACTAAGAGCAATTAGACCTGGAACAATAACTAATCCCTCAAAAGAAAGTACAGATTTAATTTTAAACTTTGAAGGCAACAATGGTGACAAGACAACTACTGACGCTACAACTAAAAAACATGATGTTGAATTTTATGGGAATGCAAAAATAAGTACTGACCAAGCTAAATTTGGAAGTAGTTCATTATACTTAGATGGTGATAGGGATTACTTGGAGGTTGACTATTCTTATCATTTCCAGTTTGAATCTGAAGATTTTACAGTTGAATGGTGGGAATATAGGGAGGCATAATGCCGCAGTTTGATTTAGCAAACGCAAATATAAGCTCTGGTGGAATAACAAAGGTTAAGGACAGAATTGGTTTTGTTCCTTTTGTTTATGACTCAGGCTATCCAAATTTAGGTAACTACCTAGATAATGACCCAGTTCCTTCTGGTTCTACTATATATGCAGAGAGTGTTGGAGGTAGAGTTCCTTATGACCCAGATTTTCATAATGGTGTAAGAGGTTCCCTAGTTGTTGGTTATGGTCATACTTACAGAAATGAAGGAGCACAATGGAAAGGTTCAGATGCTTTGTTTTATGATTTTTATAGCGTTAAAGAAAATGCATCAGACGCTAATTCAACAGCTTTTCAGATTAACAATATAGATTACGCTTTCCCAATACAAAAAGGTGATGTATTTGCTACTACTGATGATGGTGGTAAATTCTTAGATTCAAGTAATAACGTAATCACTAAGGGTATAAGAGTTAAATACATAGGTGATGATACTTCGACATTAAACCAACGTTTTTCGGAGTCTATAGCTTCTACATTACTTGCTGAAGACATAGTTGGTTACAAAAATAAAGTAATAGCTGTATTTACTGGGTATGAAGACTCATTTCCTTATGACACTACTTTAGCTCAACAACACTTTGATATGATGGTAGGTTTGTGCTTTGCAGTAGGTAAAGAAGCTTTTGAAGACACTTTGTTTGTTTATGAATACAAACAAGTAGATGGTACTTCAGTAACAAGTTCTAGTAATCTTACATCTTACAATGATGCAGGTTATTCCTTAATGTTTCTTGGTGCTAAAGCTAAACCAATGGACTATCCAAACGGAGATGCTTCTATAGCTTCTAACTTAATGCTTACTCACAGAACTGATGGAATTGTAGTAAATGGTACAAAGGTAACATGGGAAAATAGATTACTTTGGGACCCAGCATTAATTAAACAAAGACAGGAAGACATCGATGAACTACTTGGTTCTAACAGTGCAGTAAACCCTACTGCTACACCTCTTGACCCAAGAACTAATTCACAGTGGTATTTAGGACCTGCAATAAATCAAGACTTCTTTATGGCTAGACCGAATGCACCAGCATGGGTAGACATTGTACAAACAACTTTACCAACTGGTTCTGTAAGTAATACTATTAGGTCATTATTAGACCAAGGTAGAGAAGCAGAGATACCACAATACTATACTGGTGATGCTTCAATATACGATACAGACCCTGGCAATGAAAACTATTGGGAAGAAGACCCGTTCTATCAAAAAGCTTATTCTCAGTTTTGGCAAATAAATAACAGATGGTACAAAGGTGCTCAAACATTTACAAGTATAAGACCTAGAACAACTAACGGACCAGCAATAGCAGCACAAAACGATGGCTCAGTCCCACCATACATATTAGGACTAGACAATGGTTCTGGTGAATTACAAATTTTTATGACAAGTACTAGAGCAGAAAGTACTATTGATGGTATTACTGGAATTGATTCTACTATATGGGATATTGCAGATGGAATTAAATTAGGTGATAGACAAAATGGACAATGGGTTCATAGAGCTGTAACTAGAAAAGATAATAAGTTTACTACATGGGAAAACGGTACATTAGTTTCACAATTCACTTCTGATAAAACTTTAAAGAGAGTAACTAGAGATGCTAAAACAAGTGGAACTGACGAAAAAGCTTCCTTAAACTTTTCAATAGGAAAAAGTCAGCAAGCAGATTACTTTAAAGGTTATATAGACGGATTAAAAGTTACTAAGGGTGAAGCTTTATATAATTCTAACTTCACACCATCAACATCAGCACCAACAGTAGATAATACTGCTAATAGCTATACAGGTTTACACAATGTAGAGTCTGTACTAAATGCATTAAAAAAAGTTATGTCTCAGATGGACACAGAATATAAAGTAAACACTAACGGAACAATAGATGCTGGACCTAGTGAAAGCTTGTTTCAAGGTCATAATGATGATGAACCAAAAGCAATCATTGTTAGAGATTCATCAGGTGAAGACCCAGGAATTATAGGTTTAAATCCTGATGCACTGACTACACAGTTTGAAGCTGAAGATTGGGTATCTGGTGTCGAATATTTAAAGAATGTAGGTTCTGATGGTCAAAATATAGACTTAGTAGAGAGATTTTTAACAGACGTCCCTTACTATGATTTATTTGGCAATCCACTTGAAAGAGTTGCTTATGTAAACGAATCTGATACAAATGCACTTATGGCTCCAAAAAGAGCAGAAGCATACTTGGATGAATTTACTAGAACTAAAAAATCTCTGTCGTTATCACTTGAGTATTATGACATCAAAGGTGACTTTGAAGTAGGGGATAACATATATGTTTACGACCCTGAAGTTGGTTTTGTTGACACACCTACTAAAGCTATTGCTGATGGTAGAACCGAACCTTATGAAGCTATTTGGCAAGGTCAATATATAAATCCTGAGAAGATAAGAATAATAGGAATATCCTATCCAATAGAAGATAGCTTTGGTGTTTATTTAAGAAAAGTTACAAGCACCTCTCCTTATCAAGTAAGGTATATAGATTTATCTGATTATGTTATGTTTGAGACAGGAAATACTTCACTTGATGTCGGAGACCTGGGTAAACAGATAGGTGATGATTTAAGATTCTCTAACCAATTATCTGGTACTACTACTGGTAGAACAGAATACAAACCAGGAAAAGTATTAGACCCTGATAATGTGGATTCAGAAGGTATAAGAACAACATCTAGTTTCTATACAGATGCAGTAGGTACACAGCAATCAATTATATTTATAGAATGGAGAACTCCTAGAAATACAAGTGGTACTGTTATTGAAAATGGTCTACATTATGAAATATCTGTAGAACCTGTCAACCCTGATTTAGGTGACGCTACTAAATACTTCGTTCAATGGGGTAATGAAACATTTACTGTTGAAGGTTTGCAAAAAGCCACTGATTACAAGGTTGGTGTTCAAGCTGTTACTACTGGTGCAGCTTCAGGATATGTTTATGAAACTATAACTACAGCTGTAGATAGTGCTCAGCCTAATAAGCCAGCACAAGCTACAACTATGGCAACTATACAAGGTGCAGTACAAGTTATACACCATTTAGGTAGAGCTACAGATGATGCAGGTAACCCAGTGTCAAGTATTACAAATTTCACACTACCTTCTGACTTATCTTATTTAAATGTTTATGGTTCTACTACTTCTGGGTTTACTGTTGCAGAATCAACAAAATTAGGAAACATACCTTGTGATGCTTCTTTCCTAAGATTAAGTATTCCAGCAGTAGCAACATTAAAAGGAGACTCTTTAGATAGTGCTCAAACAATGTTCTTTAGATTTACTGCTGTAGATAATGCTGGAAATGAATCAGACCCTTCTGATGAGCAACAAGGTAATGCTGCTCTAGTTGCAACTGAAAATATAGATGACGCTGCTATTACTTCTGCAAAAATACAAAACCTATCAGTGGGAACAGCAAAGATTGCAGATGCAGCAATATCAAATGTTAAGATTGCAAACTTAATTGAATCAGACAATTATGCTACAGGAACTTCAGGTTGGTCTATACAAAAGTCAAATGCTACATATCCTGATGGTTTTATAGAAATAAATGACGCTTTAATAAGAGGTAATATAACTGCAACTACAGGAAACATTGGTGGTTGGAGTATTGCATCAAACAAACTAACTGCTGGAAACTTAGAACTAGATGGTGGTAATACAACTATTAAAGGTAATTACTCTTCTGGTTCTTCTGGATTTATCTTAAATAATGATGGTTCTGTTGAATTTAACAGTGGTACTTTTAGGTCAGATGTTGTGGGTGGAACATTGACTATAGGTGCTAGTGCTAAATACGATAATACAACGGATACAGATATTTTTGTAGTTGATGAAAATGGTAACTTATACCTTGGACATCATACTCTTGGTAACGCACCATTTTCTGTAACTAATAGCGGTGACCTCGTAGCAACTTCTGTTACAATTACTGGAGGAGAATTACACATAGGAGGAACTCCATAACATGGGATTTCATTTAGATACAACAGGTAATGTTTGGTTAGGGTCTGGTAGTACAGGAACTACTCTTACTCAAGCTATTACAGCTGGTCCTCCTAATTTTTATGTCACGAGTGCAGGTACATTATTTGCACAAGCAGGAACAGTAGGCGGTATTACAATTGATTCAACTGGTATATATACAAACTACACTGCTGGAACTTCAGGTTTTAAAATATTTTCATCTGATGGTTCTGCTGAATTTGATGATGTAACTATTAGAGCAGAGGTACAATCTAGTAGCCTCACAGGTAGTTTTGTCATGGGTTCTGGTGGTGAAATAAAAACTTCATCAGGAACTAGCAGAATAGAAATTGGTAATACTAACGAAACTTATATCAGCTTTATACAAGGAAGTGCAACAACTGGAAGAATTGAAACTATAGCTGGTACTGGTGGTGCAGATACTTTTAGAATATCATCATTTTTGAATGATGACTTAGAACTATATGCTGGTGGAGGTAGCGGTAAGTTAGAAATAACAGCTGGAGAAATTTACATACCTGTAGGTGCAACTTTATCTTTTTCTGGGGCTAGTGGCTCACCAGGTGAAGTACTAACTAGAAATAATGCAGGTGGTGCAAATTGGGCAGCAACTTCAGGTCATAGTCACTCTGGATATAGTTTTCCTAACTCAGGAACATTATTATCAAACGATAATCATAACCACTCAAACTTTTTAGAGGGAGACCACTTACTTGCTAATAATCCACATAGTGTGTATGTAGAAAATGCTAATCATAATCACTCAAACTTTTTAGAAAATGCTGACCTATCAAGTTTTATATCTACCAGCAACAGTGCATTTAACTCTGTTGTTGACCATACAGATATAACTGCAAACCAAGGTGGAGGTTCTGCTCATGGTATGTCATTATCAGGTGTAAATGCAGCTGTATTACATGTCAATGATACCTCAGTTCATACAAACCATAATCACAACTATGGATTAGCTGAAGACCCTCATGGTAACGGTGAGCATAGCGAAGCATATATTACAAACAATAATGCCAATGCACATCATGGAAATACTTATGCAAACTCTGGTCATAACCACGGATATGCAAACTCTGGTCATACTCATAACAATGACCACGACCATAATGGTTATGCAGACTCTAGTCATAACCACGCATATGCAAGTTCATTTCATAATCACAGTTCTATCACGAATCACGCTCATAATAATTTTGCAAACTTAAATCATAACCATGGAAGTGGTAATTCAAATATTAACGCATGGATGCACGATGATAGGTTTATATCAGTAAATGCTAATACTGTACCTGGTCTTAATGTAGTCAATAGACTTAATCCTGTAACAGCAAACTTTAATGAAGGATATGTAGATAGATTGATTGAGTCAAACCCAGATAAAGCTTATAGAGACTCTTTCTCCTCAATGAAAAGAAAAACATACAGAATTACAGCACAAGATGTAGAACAAGCACTTGAAGATGACGGTATTGATACTAATGATGTAGCTTGGTTAATAGACAGACTTTATTATGTAGACCCATGGCTAAAGGATGAATCTGAAGAAAAGCAAGCACACGGCTCAAGAGGTCTTTTGAATGGTGAGCTTGAAGCAGTATTAGTGCAAGCAATAAAAGATATGTCTGCTAAGATAGACACATTACAAGATAGAATAACAACCTTGGAGGGTTAAATGGCGTTAGAAGAATATAAATTCATTACCCCATCATCTGAGACAGCTGAAGAAAAGCTAAAGAGATTGGCTAATGAATTAAAATCAATGGAAGAGCATTACAAAACACTAGAAGATGATGGTGCAAGTGATGAAAAGTTAGCAGTTCTTGAGCAAAATATTTTAGACAAAAGAACTGAATATGAAGGTTTGGGCGGTACTTACCCAGAGCTCTAAATGATATTTAAAAAAGAAGGCAAAAAAATAATCGAGTTTAAGACCGATGTCGCAGGTCTTCATAAAGTTGCACCCGTAAAGCCTGCTAGCTACTTTATTCCACAGTGGTTTAAAGATATGTCAGACTTTATAGAAATGCCTGGCAATAACGATAAGCCACCAAATTACTTTGGTAAAGTAGGCGATACAGCAAAAAAATTACATGGCGGAACTGTTAAAAGGTGTCCTGCTATTATTGACTTGATTTCTGGAGGTTACATTATTCCTATGTGGTCTGACTTTCTACTACAGAATGATGGAACTTTATTAGAGTGGGATAATAAAAACTTTCCTTATGGTATTGAGTTTCATAATAATTCACAAATATACAATTGGAAACTAGATAAAAAAGATTTTAAAGAAGGAGTTAAATTTTCTAACCCTTGGAGAATATATACACCACCTGGGTATTCTGTTATGTTTTTAGCTCCTTATTATCAATTTGAAAAAAGATTTACAGTATTGTCAGGAATAGTTGAAACTGACTCTTATCATGCTATTAACTTTCCAACATTGATACATACTCAAAAAGACATAATTATAGAAAGAGGAACACCTTTTATACAAGTAATTCCTTTTAAAAGAGATGACTTTATATTAGATGTTGGTGAAATGTCTGATGAGCAAATGAAAACAGACAAAGAACATAAATTACATTTATCTACAAAATTTAAGAACGCATACCGTTCAATTACCTCTAGTTTCAATAACTCATAGTATTATTTACACGAGGAGTGTAAATCATGCCATACGATTACGAATATCTATCTGTTGATAAACAAATAAATTATTTAGAAAAACAAATAGAGAACAAAGAACTTAGAATATTTGAATTAGAACTCGCAGACCAAGAAGATGTGCAGATAATTCAAGATTTAGCTGACGCAAGTGCAGATATAACTGCATTAAAAGCTAAGCTATCGGAACTAGAGGAATAATGTCAGAGGAACAACCTAAAAACGACTGGGATACTAATTACTTCTTTTTTGACCATGATGCAAAAAGACAATATGTTTTGCAAAGAATGTTTGAAGCTGAACAACTACATTTTGAAATGATGGTTGATAAATTAGAAGAAGGTCATTCCGATTTTGAAAATTGGAAAGAAACGACTAAACAATTAAAAGAAGAACTAGATAGATTACGTTATTTATTTAAGTTATATGGAGGAACATTAGGCAGCGAATTACCCACTGAGGAATAATGCCTATTGATACCACTCATGATGCAGCACAGCGAATAGCTGGCTCTACCGATTATAACGACCATGTATTTAGTCTTGATTCAAATGGAGACCCTTATGGATATCAAGTATCTAATGCAATAGTCCATATTGACGACACCACTGTTGATAGTAATGGTGATGAAATTGGATACAATCTTTACTTAGACGCACAAACAATGGTTACTGACGGCTCGTTAGTAATGGGTACAATAGCATCAAAAGAATTATATTTTGCTACAGACGGAACTATACGTGCAAAGTTTACTACTGATGGTTACTTTGATTTATTAAGTTCAAAACTTAAATTAAATGGTAATTCTGGTGCAGCTAACCAAGTAATGAAATCTGATGGTTATGGAAATCTAAGTTGGACAGATTTACCAAATCAACAACAAGCTTTTGGAAATATAGTTGTAACGGGTGAAGACACCATACAAGCAGATACTACTGGCGATACCTTAAATTTAGTAGCTGGTTCAGGTATAAGTCTTTCTACTGATGGAGGTAGTGATACCTTAACTATAAGTGCTTCTGGTGGAGGAGCAGCACAAGCGTTTAAAAATATTATTGCTGGTGGCAGTACAATGATTGCCGATAGTAATGAGGATACTCTTACATTAGTTGCTGGCTCTAACGTAACAATTACATCAGATTCAACAACAGATACTATAACAATTGCTGCAAGTACAAGTGGTGATGTTAACCAAAGTGCTTTTACCCAAGTAGCTTCTACAAATCAAAATACTATACAAGCTAATGCTGAAAGTGATACATTAACTATTGATTCTGATGACGAAAGTTCTTTAGATACAAGGTATAAAGCTGACCGTGACCAGATAGATATAATAACCGATAGTTCAACAAAAACTGTTAAAGTGAACAGTAAAGTACCTAAGACTTTATCAATGGTTGGTAAAGCACCCGTAGTTACTAAACTAGGAGAAAATTCTGGAGTGCCTTTAAGAAATAAATTTTTTAATGTAGCCACATCAGATGCTGTTTCTGGAAGTGGAGGATACGTAGGTGTTAGCACCAGAAGTCTACCTTTATTACAAAGCTCAGGTTCTGTAGTAGACATACTTATGCCAGCAAAAAGTGACAATTCAACTTTACAACTTACATACTTAGATAGCTCAGGTACAGAAGACATAATAGACATGGAAGTAGCTGAATAATGGCAGAAAAAACGCCAGTAAGAGTTAATTATGACGGTAGTAATAACGCTATCGGCTTTGCTGAATTACAAGCAGCAGATTTTATAGGTATAGATGATGGTGGTACTGGTGCCATTACTGCATCTGGTGCAAGAACTGCATTAGGTATTGAGATTGGCGTTAACGTACAAGGTTACGACCAAGACTTAGCAACAATAGCAGGACTATCTCACGCAGATGGTGCTTTTATTGTTTCCAATGGTTCTGCATGGACTGTCGAAAGTGGTGCAACAGCAAGAACTTCTTTAGGTTTAGGTACATCTGATACAGTCACATTTAGTGGTTTATCTGTTACTAACAATGTAACAATTACAGGTAATTTAACTGTTGACGGTACACAAACAATTCTTAATACTGAAACATTAACAGTAGACGATAACACAATAGTTTTAAACAATAATGTAACTGGCTCTCCAACAGAAAATGCTGGTATAGAAATTGAGAGAGGAACATCAGCTAATAAATCATTACTATGGGACGAAACAAATGATTATTGGACAGTAGGTTCAGACGGATTTGTTGCATCTTCTTTCACTGGTGCATTGAGTGCTACATCTACAATTGAAGATGGTGTCACAGCTACAACTCAAAGTTCTAGTGATAATAGTACTAAATTAGCAACTACCGCTTATGTTGATGCTCAAGTATCGACAGAAGATACATTAGAAGAAATGAACGATGTATCATTCTCAAGTTTAGCTAGTGGTGACTTTTTAAGATACAATGGCTCTAACTGGATTAATGACCCAGTCAACTTATCTACAGACACTATAGGTGATTATGTAGAAAGCTTAGTAGCTGGTACTGGTATCAGTGTTAGTGTTAACTCAGGTGAAGGACAAACACCAACAGTAGCAGTAACAATGTCTTCATTTGACACAGCTGATTTAACAGAAGGAACTAATCTTTACTATACAAACGCTAGAGCAGATGCTCGTATAGCAGCAGCTAGTGTTGGAGATTTATCTGATATAACTTTAACTTCTACACAAACAGGTGACATCCTTAGATACAATGGTTCAGCATTTATTAATGAACCACTTAATTTAGGAACAGATACTGAAGGTGCATACGTTGCAAGCCTTGTTGCTGGAACAGGTATAGACCTTTCTAACAATACTGGAGAAACAGCAACACCAACTATTACAGTTGATTTTGGTGACTTTAGTACTACTGACTTAGCAGAGGGAACAAACCTTTACTATACTACTGCAAGATTTGATACAGCTTTTACAGGTAAAGATACTGGTGACTTGTCTGAAGGAAGTAACCTTTATTACACAGACGCAAGGGCTGACGCTAGAATTGCAGCTGCTACTACAGATGATTTAACTGAAGGTAGTAATTTATACTTTACCTCAGAAAGAGTAGACGATAGAGTCGCTGCATTATTAGTAGATTCTACATCAAGTGGAATAGACATTAGCTATGACGACACAAACAATCAATTAACTTTAACTGTAGACCTACCAGAAGTAGAAGATGCTTTAGAAGACATCGTAAATGGACTTGTAGTTGGAGGAACAGGAATAACATCTACTTATGATGACACTGCTGGAACATTAACTTTAACCATACCTCAAGAAGTAGGAACATCAAGCGATGTAACTTTTAATCAGGTTACTGCTGACTTAGTTGGAAACGTCACAGGTAATGTCACAGGTAATGTAACTGGTAACGTTACTGGTACTGTTTCATCTATAGCAAATCATGATACAGACTCTCTAACAGAGGGCTCAACTAATCTTTACTATACCGATGCAAAAGCTAGAGCTTCTGTTTCTGTTACTGATTCTGGAGGAGATGGTTCACTGTCATATGACAACTCGACAGGAGTTATAACATATACTGGACCATCTGCTTCAGAAGTCAGAGCACACATATCTGGTGGTACTGGTGTAACAATTACATCAGGTGAAATTGTAATAGGTCAGTCAGTTGGAACTACTGACAACGTAACATTTAATAACATAGATGCAGACGGAAACGTTGTTATCGATGGTAACTTAACTGTATCAGGAACAACAACATCTGTTAACACAGAGACAATAGAATTAGCAGATAATGTTATCCTTCTTAACTCAAACGCTACAGGTAATGCTTCTCAGAATGCAGGTATTGAGATTGAAAGAGGCGATGATAGTAATAAGACATTAGTTTGGAATGAAAGCACAGACAAGTGGTCTGTAGGTAGTGAGACATTTGTAGCAGGGACTTTTGAAGGAGCTTTGACTGGAAATGTCACAGGTACTGTTTCAGACATATCTAATCATTCAACTACTGACTTATCTGAGGGAACAAACCTCTATTATACAGATGCTAGAGTTTCAGCTTACCACACAGGTGGAACTGGAATAACATATAGCTCTGGAGCAATAAGCATAGACTTTTCAGAGTTTGATACAGATAGTATGGTTGAAGGTACTACAAACCTTTATCATACTGCTACAAGAGCTAGAGCATCCTTAACAGGTAGTACAGGAATTACTTATGACAACAGCACAGGTGCTATAAGTATTGATGGTACTGTAGCTACGTTAGCTGACTCTCAAACACTAACTAATAAAGTAGTTAATTTTGAAAACAACACAGCAATAATTGAATATGCTGTAACAGTATCCAATGCTTCAGGTGGTAATAAATTCTACCTAGACGGACAACTAGCAAGTACTGTACAATTACTTCCAGGTGTAACATATAGATTTGATACATCAGACTCCTCAACATCTGGTCATCCATTTGCTTTATCTGAAACTAAAGACGGTTCACATAATAGTGGTTCTAGTTACACAACAGGTGTAACAACTAATGGTTCACAAGGCTCAACAGGTTCATATCTACAAATAGTAGTAGACGGTATGACACCTAACTTGTACTACTACTGTACAGCACACTCTGGTATGGGTAATGATGGAATGCTTCGTGTAAAAACACAAGATACTGATGACGTATCAGAAGGTTCAAATAATTTATATTATACAGATACAAGAGTACAAAATAAGATAGATAGTTATGTAAGTGGTAGCACAGGAATTAATTTTAGCTCTGGTGCTATATCAATAGACTCAACAGTAGTAACTGAAAGCTCTACTGATACTCTTACAAATAAAACAATAAACTTTGAAGACAATACTGCAATTATAAAGTTTGCAGTTACTGTTTCTAACCCTGGCTCTGGCAACAAATATTATTTAGATACAGAGCTAAATGCAAATGTACAACTTATTCCAGGTATTACATATAGGTTCGACCAATCTGATAATTCTAACTCTGGACATCCTATACTTTTATCTACAACTAAAAATGGTACTCATGCTTCTGGTGCTAACTATACAACTGGTGTTACAACAAACGGAACTCCAGGTACATCAGGTGCTTATACACAAATTGTTGTAGACGCTGCTACTGCTGATACTCTTTACTACTATTGTCAACATCACTCTGGTATGGGTGGTGATGGAGTTATATCTGTACAAGGACTTTCTTTAGCAGACAGTACTACTGATGATTTAACAGAAGGTTCAACAAACTTATATTACACCACAGCTAGATGGGATACTAAGATGGCTGCTGCTGATACAGGAGATTTATCAGAAGGCTCAAATCTTTACTATACAGATACAAGAGTTGGTACATACTTAACAAATAATACATACGCTACTCAAAGCTATGTAAACACACAAGTTTCAAATTTAGTAGATTCAGCACCAGGTACATTAGACACTCTTAATGAATTAGCAGCTGCTTTAGGAGATGACGCTAGTTTCTCTACTACTGTAACAAATAGTATTGCAACTAAGTTAGCTACTGCTGACTTTAACTCAACCTTTGATACACAATTAGCTACAAAAGATACAGCCGATTTAGCTGAAGGAACAAACTTATATTTCACAAATGCACGAGCTGATGCAAGAATAGCAGCAGCAACTACTGATGACCTAACAGAAGG